CATCGAAGCAGACATTTCTGCGGCAGTGGCTGAGGGTCGCATCAGGTAAGCGACCCCGCCTGCCGCTTAATCCAACATCGAGGATTTCACAATGGCAGGTCCGACTCGCGCCGGGGGCTACCCCGACGCTTCTTCCACTTCTTCGAGCGGTTTCATCCCGGCCATCTGGTCGGGGCGTCTGGTCGAGAAGTTTTACAGCGCCACCGTGTTCGGCGACATCGCGTCGACGGATTATGAGGGCGAAATCAGCAGCCTTGGCGACAAGGTCGAGATTCGCACGGTGCCCAACATCGTCATCCGCGACTACCAGATCGGTGGCGGCCTGACGTACGACAACCCGACGTCTCCCAAGGTCGAGCTGAACATTGATCGAGCTAAGTATTTTGGCTTCGCCATCAATGACATCGACGCCCATCAGTCCGATCTGGCGCTGATGGACCGCTGGTCCGATGACGGCGGCGAGCAGATGAAGATCGCCATCGACTCGGACCTGCTGGACGAGGTGTACGTCGACGTGTCGGCCGACAACTCGGGCACCACGGCGGGCAAGAAGTCGGGCAACATCAACCTTGGTGTGGCTGGCACGCCGCGGCAGTTGGCGGCGAACACCGTCATCGACTTCATCGTCGACATGGGGCAGGTGCTGGACGAGCAGGACGTACCGGAAACCGGTCGCTGGCTGGTCATTCCGGCCTGGCTGTCGGCCATGGTGAAGCGTTCCGACTTGAAGGACGCCAGCATCAGCGGTGACGGCACCAGCATCATGCGCAACGGCCGTATCGGCATGATCGACCGGTTCACGCTCTACATGAGCAACAACCTGTCGATGGTGCAGGACGGCGCCAACCGCGTGACCAACGTGATCGCCGGACACAAGGCCGGCCTGACGTTTGCGTCGCAGATGACGCAGATGGAGGACTTGAAGAACCCCAACGACTTCGGGCAGCTCGTGCGCGGCCTGAACGTCTACGGCTTCAAGGTGATCGAGGACAAGTACCTGGCCCACGGCTACGTCTACAAGTGATCGCACGGCGGCCGGGATATTCCTGGCCGCCCTTTTTTCGAGGACATCGATATGGCAACGCAGAACCTTACGGCGGGTGAGACCCGCAACAACCACGCGGGCGCCGTCAAGGCGTTCGTGGTCGAGCAAGTCATCGACTTCTCGCAGACGCTGGCAGCCAGCGGCGACGTGATCCAGGCGATCAACGTTCAGCCAGGCTGGTTCGTAGCCGCCGTGCTGGTGGAGACGCTGAAGGCGGAGGGCGCCGCCGCGACGGCGAACGTCGGCGATGGCGCCCTGGCGACGGGCTTCATGACGGCCGCCAACCTCAACTTGTTGGGCATGACCAAGTCGAACCTGACGCTGACGGAAGCCGCGCCCAACACGGTGACCGGCTACACTGCGGGCAAGCTCTACACGGCGGCCGACACCATCGACCTGGTGGTGAGCGCCGCCCTGGATGCCGCCAAGGTGGCGGTGCGGGCGCTCGTGTTCGACCTGAGCTGATTCCACGCGGCCCCCTGACCGGGGCCGCTTTTTCAGGAGCGTTGAGAATGACCAAGTACGTCGAGCAGATCAGCACCGGCCGCATCTACGTCAGCACGCCGCGGATCGCGCGGATGCCGGACATGCGCGCCCTTCAGGATAACGAGGCCGAGATTCGTCTTTACGGGCGGTCGAGGGCGGTTGAAGCGAAAGCGGCCAAGATGGAGGCGGTGAAGGCTGCTGAACCGCTTAAGAAGGCGCCGGAGACCAACGGCGAGCCGAAGGATCAAGTAGAGGCCGTGACCTTCGCGCAGCGCGTCGAGGCGGCGACCACCAAGGACGAGATCGAAGCCCTGGCGTTGGAAGCATTCGGCGTGGACGTGGACAAGCGCAAGTCCCTGGACACGCTCAAGGCCGAAGTGCTGGCGCTTTGATCCGCCATGGGTACCATCACCGCACAGAGCATCATCGACAAGGCCAAGGTCACGCTACTCGACGAAACAAATGTGCGCTGGACATCGCCCGAATTACTCACGCACCTGAATGACGGCCAACGCGAGTTGGTGGCGCTCAAGCCGGACGCGAATACAGTCAACGCCGTCCTGACGTTGGTTGCGGGAACCCGTCAATCCATTCCGGCGTCTGGCGTGCAGTTGTTCAAGATCGTCAGAAACATGGGCATGGATGGCAACACGCCGGGCCGCGCTGTGACGCCGGCCAGCATGGAAACGCTGGATCGCACGCGGCCAAACTGGCACGCCGAAGCCGCCAACGCCGAGGTCCAGCATTATATGTTCGATCCACGCGACCCGAAGACGTTCTACGTGACGCCGCCACAGCCGGAGACGCCTAGCCGGATCGAGGCCGTGTACGCGGCATCGCCGGCCGACGTGGCCATCGGGGCGCCAATCAATATCGACGACATCTACGCCACGGCGCTGTACTACTTCATCATGGCACGCGCCCACGCGAAGGAGACACCCGGCGCCGACACTGGCAAGGCGGCCGGCTACTACAACCTGTTCCTGGGCGTGCTGGGCCTGAAGGCTAAGGCAGAGGACAGGTCGTTCGCGCGGTCGCCGCGACCACAGCAGGCGGCCCAAGTTGAGTGAGATCGTGGCGGGCATCTTTGCCGCCTGCAACGCGTGCGCCAAGTATGAGCAGGAGCCGCAAGGACGCGACCGCTGGCAGACGCCGGCCGAGCTGAAGGCGTCGGGCGCCGGGGACTGCGAGGACTTCGCCATCGCCTACTGGCGGCACCTGAAGGATGCCGGCCTGCCGGCCAGGCTCGCCTGGTGCTTCCGGAAGGACGACCGCCGACGTAGCCACATGGTATGCCTGTGCATGGACGATGACCCGTGGGTGCTGGACGTGGCCGTCGACGCCGTGTGCCGGCTGTCGGAGCGCCCCGACCTGGAGGTCATCATGGAACTGGACACCGATGGCGTGCATGTCGGCGGCGCCGTCAAGCCGGTGCAGTTGATTCCCGAATGGGCCGGCGTGCTGGAACGAATGGAGGCGACGTGGACCTGACAACGCTTGCCGGCGACGTGATGGTCGAGGCGCCCAACTGCCCGACATTCCTGGCCGAATCGAAGCTGCGCGAAGCCGCTGTGGAGTTCTTCAGACGTACGCGGCAATGGCAGGCGCCCCTGGACGCCATCATCACGATCGCCAACCACAGCGAGTACGACCTGACGCCGCCGGCCGGCGCGCGCATCGTGTCGTTGCTGCGCTGCACCGTGGATGGCCAGCGGGCCGGGCTGTATGAGGCCGTCGCACTGGATGTCCGCAACCCGGCATGGCGCGACGCCGCCGGCACGAAGGCGCAGGGCGTGGTGGCGCTGTCCATGCTCAAGGTGGCCGTGTGGCCAAAGGTGACAGCCGGCGGCCAGACCGTCGTCGTGACGGCGGCGCTGACGCCAACCGGCGACACCGTGGCCGACGATGTTGGCGAGCGCTACCGCGACGCCTTCATCTACGGCGCCCTGTACCGGCTGCTGAACATGCGCGTGCAGCCCTGGTACGACCCCGCCGAAGCCGAGAAGAAGCGCCGGTTCTTCGAGCGCGAGATCAGCGACGCCAAGAATGAGATCGGCTTCACCGACAACGACGTGGCCGTGAAGATGCGGAGGGTTTGGTAGTGGTCGATACCGTCAACCTGGCGCTGTACCGCTGGGGCACCTTCCGGCAGCGCGTGAACGTCATCGACGAGAACGGCCTGCCGGTGAACCTGACCAGCTACGGCGCCAAGCTGCAAGTGCGGGCGTCCCACGACGACGCCGCCGTGTTGTTCACGGCGCTGGACTCCGACTACCTGACGCCGGGCAACGGCTACGTCGACATCGAGTTTCCCGGCACCGTGGTCGGGCCGTGGACCTTCTCGGCCGGCGTTTACGACCTGTTCGTGACGGAGCCCATCACGGATTACCCGGTTGCCATCGCCAAGGGCGTGTTGATGGTGACGCCGTCCGTAACCGTTTTTCCATAGGAGACACTCATGAGTCGTGGCCTATCCAAGCAGACCCTGGCGGCAGGCAGCGCCAGCTTGGTCGATTACCTGCCGTCCGAGGGCGCCGCCGCCGCGCTCAAACAGGACGATGCCGCGATGTACGCGCTGTTCGCGCTGGCCCAGCAGATCGAGGCCACGCTGTGACAGTCGGCCTGGTCGCCGCGTTGAGTCTGCTGGCGCTGCTTGGCTGGGCTGTGTGCAAGGTTGCCGCCCATGCCGACCGCGAGGAGGCGCGGCGGAACATGGTTGGCCTGGTCGCCGAGCAGGTGCGCGACGAGCGGGCCATCGCGGACAACCTTGATGTGTGATGTTTTTGGGCTTTTTTAGGAGAACGCAATGAGCAAAGACGCAATGGGACCGTCGGTGACGGTCCACATGAAACTGGAGAAGTTCGACGGCGACCGACAGCCGGGGCAGGAGCCGGTGGAGGT